GCTATACAAGAAGTATCTCCTAATATTTGAACTGTATCTGTTGTACAAGCACTTGGTGCTGCTCCTGTTGCAGTATTAATAATTCTTTTGCCTAACATATCTTACTTTTAAATTATACTAAAGGGTCTGGTTGTGGGTAAAACTCAAAGGAATATCTTAAAACACTTTCTACGCTTTCTAGTGCATCTACTTCTGCTTCAAATCCTTCTGCTTTTGTTACTATATCTTCACGCTCTTCTGCAATACTATCAGGTACTGCAACTTGTCTTTCTGTGAATCTTATAACATACCAATCTGTAGGTTTTAATAATTCTCCTGCTTTAGTTTTAATTTGGGTTTTAATACTTGACTTTAATTCGTCAATCTTATAAGTGCTTTCAGTAGTTACGTTGTAAGTTGGTTCTCCATCACTATCTAATACAGCTTCTCCATCTTCATCTACTATTGGCGTTTGTACTTCATAAGTAGCATCAAAGTCAATATCTATTACAGGATAAGTAAATACTTCGTTTTCGCTATCAAACTCAATAGCACCTAGTCTCTGACTAATACTATCGTAAGTTGGCTTAACAACATCATAAAAACCAAACTTTTTGTGGTCTGCTTTTCTAAAGTTTAAGTGTACACCATTTTCATCTTCCCAAACATTAGGTAATCTTCTATACGTTGAAATGTGTCCGTTGAAATCTTTTGCTTTCATTTTATTGTGCTTTTGAAATTGACATCCAGTAATCTCCACTTGCTACTGCGATAATTTGAATTAAGTTAGATACAGAACCATCATACGTTCCTGCTATTGTTTTTGTTCCTGCAGGGAAAGTAGGTACAAATGCACCTGTTAATATAAAGTCTTTAACCATTCCAATACCTACATTTGAATAAGTAAAGGTAGTGTCCGCAGTCATAGTCTTTGTAAATACTTGTGCTGAACCAAAATCTAATGCAGTTGTTACCGCTGCGCTAGTTGTAAATTCCGCTCCTAGTTTAGCGTAGGTAACTTGATCATCTGCTATATGGATTGTATCAATAGAACCATCTACATATTGGTCTGAGTCTATTGAGTTAGCAGCCATTTTAGCGTTGGTAACCACTCCATCAGTGATAGTCAGACCAGTAGAACCTGTTACTTCTCCTGTATGATCTGCATTTGTTACTTTTGCAGTGTTTGCTACTACGCTTGTATTTGCCGAAACTTTTGCTTCTGTATAATACTCATTAGTAGAGCCTTCCGCAATATCGTCTGAATCTAAAACTACTGCTCCTGTCTGACCATTTACTGAATTAACATCTCCTGCATCATCCAGATACAGCTCGTCAAAGTTAGCTTGTACTTTAGTAAACGCTGCAAACAGAGTATCTCCATTCCCCTGATCCGCTGCGCCAATAGTTATGTCTTGTTGTGCCATTTTTTATTTCTTTATATTTGTGTTCTATCTGTTGTGTATAATGTTGTATCTGTTCTATAAGCTGTTGTATCAACTGTAAAAGCATCCACAAGTGTCCAACAAGTAGGTGCAGAAAAATCAGGAATGTAGTTTGTGCTCCAAATTTCATTAACTCCCCAAGAAGAGTTGGTTTCCATTTCACAATATACTTTACCCCAATTTATATTATTAGCCATATTATTTCTTTATAGGTTCGCTATTCACCTTTTTTAAATAACTGTTTAATTTGATTTCGTTTTCTTTTTTAGGCTTATAAACCCTTTTCTTTCTGTTTACTACAAAACCCATCCAGTAAAGTTTATATCCCTGTGTGGATACATACCATCATCTTGGTTTGTTATAAATTCAGGGAATAGATTACTATTAAAACTCATATAATCCATAAACCTTTGAGTATAGAACTCAGCAGTTTCAGTTGCGTGTTCTGTAAGCGTTACAATTTCATCTTTATCTACAGATACAGCATTCTCTGAATTATGCTTATAGATACCTCCATTTGATATCTGATATGCTGCATAAGGAATATAAGCAGCTTGACTATACCATATAAGCATAGGCTTAATATAGTCATTAACCAAAGTGAGATAGTTTCCACTTAGACCTCCTGCAATAATATCAGCCTGCAACTTGTTATATAGAGCAGTTCCTAAATACTGTTGAATATTTGTATCTTGTGCTACCTCAACAAACTGTATAAGTTTGTCAGCATCAACATTACCATCAAATATTGACTTTCTTTTAAGCTCTTTTAATGTTATAAATAATGCCTTCATATTATTCTTCTTCTGTAATTTCTATTGGTTCTACATCTACCTCAAAATCCAATATTTCTTCCTCAGAAAGCTCAACTTTGTCAGAAGATAACTTCTCACCAGTCTCTTCTTCTCTCTTGATCTTAGTAGCGATATTGTCTAGTTCAGTAAATTCAATCGGTTGAAGTGTCGTAAAGTATAAATCAAGCATAATACCGTTAAAGGAAAGTAATTCCTTAAAAGCATCTATTAAAAGCGCTTGGAATGGTCTAATAACTATATTATCCATAAGAATAGAAGCAGTTCTAAGTTCCTCCGCATTATTCCCAAATCCTGTATTATCTTTAATACCTAAAAGGATAGGTGATACGACTCCGTGTCCTATCATAATTTTCTCTCTACTCTCTGTAGCTAAAAATTCGTATTGAGCGTGAGCATCAGGTAAGTGAATGGGTTCTACAGTAGATTGACTATCTGAATCCTCGTTAAAGGCCAATATAAATCTACCAGCGTTTGAAGAACCACTGAATTTATCATAAATCTTTCTCTCTATAATCTCTTGAATCTCATCAGTAGGAATTCCATTATTAAAGTTCAATAGTAAAGAAGGCTGTAGACCGTTCTTAATATTATTTAAGTGGTAATTAGACACCTCTTCCTCCAAAGAACAGTACTGTAAACATCCTTGATAATCAACAGGGCTGTAGTAGTAAAATCCTGTTCTGTAAGGCTTCACACAATATATTTCTATATTTTCACCTTTAGTTCCGTTCCTATAAGAAGGTATTCTTTTAGGTTTATCACTAGGCTTTATATTAATCCAATCTGGGTGATAGTAATAACCTTGAACCTTACCATCCTTAGCTTTTTCAGCTCTTAGGGTTTCCATAGGAAAGTGATACAATCCTGATATCTCTTTCTTACCCTTTTTATATACAACCTGAATAGCAGCTTGACCCAATATCTTTAGGTCGTTAACCATTCTTCTAACGTCTTTAGGAGCTAAGATAGCTTGCATCTTTCCAAACATCTCGGGCTTCTCTGTAGAGTCTGTTGCGTTTAAACCTCTACCGTAAATCATATCTACGATACCGTTAATACATCTTGAGTTTGTTGGGCTACCTAAATACTTTTCAATAAGCTCTGCAAAGTAGTCATTATCGTCACCATATTCTACCCAATCGTAACGCTTGCTTTCAGTTACGCTAGGCACTTCATATCCTGATAAATTTAAGACTCTAAGACTAGAATCATAAGATTTCTTAGGAGTATCAACTGGTCGATTTCTTTTTATATTTTTTCTGCTCATATAATTATATATTGTTGCTCTTCTGTTTCAGAATCGAACTGCTCGTAATCTCCTGTGTTTAAAGTGTGAGATACAGTGTCGTTAGTTTGTGAAGTGCAATATATTTTATCTCTATACAATAAAGTTGAATCTTGCTTTAGCTCTATAGAATAAGAACTTTCATCAGTAAGAATACTAAATGTACATTCTATATCTAAAAAGTTACCATTAATGATTGAAGTCAAATCTGTTAACGTCTCATTCTTTTTAGTTCCATCCTCTTTAATCACTAACTGTAAATCACTAGCTTCTATATATTCTCTAGGGATAATGCTTAGTGTTTGAGGATCTGTATTTGGTAATAACCTTATCATATAATTATAACTAAATAACCTTATTTCTGTTCACAAAAAAAAGGGTAGCATTTCTGCCACCCCTTAATTATCAAAATGAAATTGTATTAAGAATTTGTTCCTTCTACAATAGTTGCTGTTGCACTAGTCATTCCTGCGAAAGGATCAGCAGCAGTTGGGCTAGATACGAAGTTAGCAGGCTTTACTTCCATACCAGTAAGGGTAAGTGTGTAACCACTTAAATCTCCCATAGCAGCTCCAGTGACAATAGTTCCACCAGATACATCAGCTCCATTTTCAAGACCCATTAGAAACACATTACCGTTGTAATCTTCAACAGCAACGTGAGGATGTCCGTAAGCCAAGAGTTTTATCTCCTTATGATCTTCCTTAGACAACTTCTTTAGGGTAAGGTTTAATGTTTGCTCAAAGAATGTTGTTCCATTCTCTCTTGAGGAATTAACAGCTTGCTCGAAGCTACTATTTCCTTTTAATTCATATTTGTAAGCAGAAAAAGTTCCTGTCATATCGGTAATCTCATCTTCTGTTTGAGTTACTGTTCCTAAGTCTGAATAGTCAACAAAGTAAACAGCTTTAAGACCACCAACTACGTCTTTACAAGGTTCTTTTCTACCTTTTGTTAAATCACAAGCCATATTATTATTGTATTAAAAAAGGGTAGGTAGGCTTTTCGGCTTACCCACCCCTTTAAGTTAATTAATTGTTTCTACTAGATTCCGTAAGATACGATATCTCCTACGATTCCGTACTGTACACCTGCAGTAAATCTCATTACAACTCTTACGTTTTGAGATCCATCTAAGTCAGCCATATCGATTACTTTTACTTGGTTGTAGTCAGATAATAGACCAGTTCCAAAGTATAAGTTAGATTTTTCAGCAGCAATTGCAGTGTTATCAGCTAATCCGTTTGCAACAAAGATTTTAACTCCGTCAAAAGTTAAACTTCCGTTGTTCCACCACTGAGTTCCCATAGCGTTTGTACCTGCAGCTCCTAAACCAGAAGTTCCGAATCCACCTAAAGCTCTTACATAAGCTCTAGCGATATTTTGAGATACATAAAGGTTTAAATCTTCACTTCCGTAGATAGTAGAAGGAATAGCATCAACGATACTTCCTAATTGTGCAATTACGTTTGCAGCATCTACAGTTGTACCTGTAATTTTAGAGGCACCTGTGTGAGCAACATCTGCATCAAGCAAAGTAGTTAATCCATCAAACTGTCCACTTACTCCTTCTATGTCAGTTCCTTCCCAGATAGAGGTTTCAGTTCTTTGTGCTACTTTAGCAGCAACGTGTCCGATCAAGAAATCAGCAAAAGAAGAAGGTAGATTGTCAAATGCAGAATATCCCATTTGAATAGCTTCCCAATCTTGGTGAAAGTCTTTCTTACATAATTGTAAATTTACTTGAAGCTCTTTTGGAGTGATAATTCTCTCAGCAAGAGTTAAAGTAGAAGTTCCGTCAAAGTCACAAGTAGCACTTTTTACGATATCATCAGTAGATACAGTTTTGATTACTTCTTTGAATTTTACATTTGGTTTTACAGTAATACCACCGTTAGCGATAGTAGAACCTTCTAATAATGCAGCAGAAATGTACTTTCCAGCAAATTCTCCAGCATAAGTAGTTGAAATTGAAGTTGAAGTTGGCATAATTTAATTTTTGTTTTTGTTATTTATTATTTACTAATTCTTTGTAGAACTCTATCTAAAGTTGTTAGTGTTCTGTTTTGTGCATATAGGTTTAATGCAGCAGTTTCTGAGGCATTCTCAGGAGAGTGCATTAAAGGTTGTTCAGGAGCTTCGTCAGCAGAAAGTTCTTCAGGAACTTCTACCTTAGCTTCTTCTTTAGCCTCTAATTGACCCATCATTTTTTCTACTAAAGCTCTAACCTCAGCTAGTTCTTCTTTAGTTGCGTAAGACAATTCAGCAGCATCTTCTACTACATCTTCTACAGGGATATCCCCTTCAGGAGCCTCCTCTAGTTTAACGTCTTCTTGTACTTCCTCTTGAACTTCTGGAGTAGCCTCTTCAAGTTGTACTTCTTCTTGTACGGTATCTTGAGTTTCTACCTCTTCTGTTGAAGATAAAAGCACATCTTTCAGTTTTGAAACGATTTCACTTGCTTTCATAAAATTGATATTTATAATTATTACTTATTTACTTGTAGAGTGTTGTATTTTCAACTGTTCCCCTGTCCTGTCAAACTACCTACTCCTTGAGCTTGCAGAGTTCCATTACAACAGTCTTTGGAGTACTTCTTTCCATCTTTACACAAACATCCCCTAGTTCCTCCCTTTGGGGATGAATAACTTACTGTGGCTTTCTCTTTCTTCATATGTGGTGCGTTTTTTTATAAGACTATTAGTATAAAGTTCCGTTTTGTGTTCGTTGTATAAAAAATATAATATCCCAAATTTTAGCATTACCACCATCAGCAGTTACTTTTGGTGTAAGACCGTTCTCTAAAGCATTTGCATCTAAATAGTATTGGAGCATTATATGTTGATTTTGTGTTTCATCATTTCCTTTATAAAACCCTAAAGCCATATCTATCCTTTCATAATCTCCATCAACAAGTCTAAAGTCTAAATGTGTTTGATTAGCGTTTGCTGCACTCTTTTTAAATACAACAGTAACAACATAAACATCATTCTCATTTAAACCTACAAACTTTTGGTTTGCTACATCATAAAAGTTTAAACTTGGATGGCTTCTTGTTACAATTCCTCCGTTATTAGGTAAAGTAACCTCAACACCATCAGAAAGAAGTAGTTTAGTATTATCATCTGAACCCACGTAAAAAGTATCGTTGTATCTAGCCCAACCTAAATTTAAACCCCCTGTTTGTGGATATACAATTACGTTTTCTCCATTATGCCCCATATATAAAGCACTATCGGTTCGCATCATAGCACCGTTCTCGATATTTACTGAACTTACTTCAGCTTCTGTAGTATCTTGAACGTGTACTCTATAAGAAGTGTTTTTATTTGTCGCCATCTTCTATCCCTTTTAGTTTAGATTCAGTCCAGTTCAACATACTTTTACCTCCCCAAAGGAGATAACTTATAGTTCCACAAGCCTCTGGCTTACTAGGATCATAATATTCACCAGCTCTACTTAAATAAGAATAGATTCTCTTTAAAGTAGGTAGCGTAAACTTCTCTTTTCTGGCTAATTGTTGTCCTCTAACCTTACCAACTTGAGTAGCACACTTATTACCAAGTTCTTTATTCCTTTTTATACCTAATTTGGCATTATTTGAAGCAGATTCAGGGTATCCTCCATAAGATTCCAACTCAACCTCCTCAGAAAGCATTTCAAGAGCTTCTAAGAGCTCAAATTCAGCATTAAGCTCACTAAGTTCATCTTTATCGTAATCGCCTCTTACAGACTCTCTAGGGCGTTCCATTTTATCTGCAAAATAACCTTCAATAGAGAACCCTTTTACTTCACCTGCTTTAACTTGACTCCAGATATCATCATTATTGACCTTTACGGATACCATCCAAGTGCCAATAGGTAGGTTAAAGTCATATTTTCTTGATTTATCCTTAGTCTCATCTTCTATTATCCAAGATTCAACTACAGACATACCTTCTAGCTCTACTTGATGCTCTAAAGTGCTGTTATTTTGATTACCCTTCATTAAAAACAGTTCAGAGGCCTTTCTTACTGTATCTTCAGAGAAAAATATGTAATATTCCTCTTCCCCACTGTTTCTATATATCTTTTTGTTGGGTATTAAGGCTGCACCCATCAAAATTCTCTTTTCCTTGTCTACTTCAGCTAATTTGACTTCTTTATGCTCTTTTAGGGCAATAAAATCCTCTTCTATAGCTGGATTTTCAACAACCGAGATAGCTTCTATTCCACTAAACTCGTTTTCTTCGTCTATAATAAGTTCTATAATGCGTTCCATATATAAATAACTATTTGA